AACTGATTTGTAATCAGTGGGTTGCAGGTTCAACTCCTGTCACCAGCTCCAAAAATAAACGCACGAACGATAAAAACAAATCGTCCGTGCGTTTTTTCTTTTGCTTGAAATACCTTAAAATCTCCTAAATGAACGTGACAATCTAACAAACAATCCAACAAATCAATACTTCATCTTTCGCATTTCCTGCAACAGATAATCCGGGTCATTGTGGGAGACGTACTTGTTGGCCGTGGTTGAGAAATTTTTGTGACCCAAGATGGCCTGCACGGCGGTCTTTTCCAGGCCGCACTCCACCATCTTGCTGCCGGCCGTGTGGCGCAGCGTATGCGGATGCACCCCCTCTATATGGCACTCCTGCATCAAGGCCCGAAACTTTGTAGCCACGTTGCGCTTGTCCAGCTTTGTACCGGCTTTGGACGGTATCAGCCACTCGCAGCCGCTGTCAAGCATCCAAAAGACAATGATTTTGTAAATGGGGTCCAAAATAGGGATAATGCGGTTTTTACCCGCCTCGGTCTTCTCGCCGCCCTGCATATAGCGCTCTTTTAGATGCACATCGTCGCAGCGCATGGAGAGCAGCTCATCGATACGCATACCGGTGTAGAGCAGCACCATTGCGATTTGCGCTGTCTGCCCAAGCTTCGGGTCGTCTTGTCGGCTGCTTATCTGCTCTATCTCTTGAGCGGTCAAGGTTCGCTCTGCCTTGCCTGTAGCCGCTGGGAGCTGCAAGAGCATGGCATAGTTTTTGTTTATGATGTCCTGAGCCATTGCCCACTCGCAGATCTGGCTGAAAAGTGTGCGCTGCTTTTCGCAGGAGCTGCGGGAGAGGCCCTTTTCCACCATCTGGTCAATCACCTGTTGATAGTCTGCAGCTTTTAAGTCCCGGAGCTGTCGGTCACACAGCGGCGCAGCCTTTGCATAGGCCAGCTCATAACCCTTTTTCATGTCAGTGCTGAGCTTGTCAAATTTGGGCTGCGCTTTCCATTGGGCATAGGCATCCGCAAAAGTGCATTTCAGGCGCGCTGCGGGGGTGTTCTGGGCGTTGTAAGCGTCCAGTGCTTGTACTGCTTCTCCCGGCGTCGCAAACGTCCCCAGAACGTCTCGTTTGGCTGTCAGAGCTACATACGGCTTTGACCTCGTCCCGCTCAACTTATATACACTGCCGCTGCCCTTTGGGCGGCGGCGCTTTTTTCTTTGCTGCGGGGCTGCTTCGGGTTGCTTCTTGCCGCAGTAGGGGCAAAAAGATGCATCGTCCGGTATTTCCCGACGGCAGCAGGCGCGAATGCACTTCAAAGCTCTTCACCTCGCTTTGCGGTATAGTCGGCCTCGCCGCTCTTCGCGGCCTCTTTGCCTGCCTGATACGCCGACCTCAGCAGATTCACTGGCGGCTGAACTTCCCACGGAATCGGGTCCGTCCCTGTAGCCACGGCGAACCCGTAGTTGTCCAGTATCTGGCCGCAGACAGACACTTTGTTTTGCAGGGGAGTATGCAGATTTGCGCACACCTCAGCAAACACCGCCGGTGGATAGCTGCCATGTCGCCCCAAAAGGATAAACAGCACCATCTCTTTTACAATTCGCGGCGCCGTGCGAAAGTATTCCGTAAGTGCTTCATCCAGATCTTCGTCTGATTTGCGCTGTATGGGCTCTTTGTAAAGCTCCGGGTGCAGCATTTCTTGCATGGCGGGGAGCGGAGAAGTCCCGCAAGCCTCGAACCAGTCCATTATCTTGTCAGCCGGTGGGCTGGACGCCCCACACTCCCAGCTCTGGACTGTAGCCTTTCCCTTGTTGATACGGCGGGCCATGTCGACTTGGCTCAAGCCTGCCGCAACTCTGGCCCGCGCCAGCGCGATACCAAGCTTTTCCGCAGTAAAGTAGCTCATCAATTACAACCTCACAAATTTCCATGCCATAAAAACAAAAAGTGACATGGGGAAAACCCATGCCACTCGACAGAGCAGAAGTCCTTCAAGTTTTCCCATAAAATGGTAAAATCTAAAACAAGTTGGACAAATTGAACAAAAACAGAGGTGAAACAAAATGGATTTCGAGCAAAGAAACGGTAAAGAAACCGAAATGACCATCATTGACGGGATGCCTGCCACCATTTTGACCGGCACGACCCGAACACCTGAACCTTGGGAGGACTAAAGATGGACAAGATGCAGCTGTTTTGCACCCAGATCCGCGCCGCGCTGGCCTGCTACGAAGATATGCCGCCCGAGGGGCAGGCCCGAGCTCGACTTTTTGTGATTCGCAAGGCCGGGAACATCCGGCGACTCAAGGCCGCAGCAGACGCACCCGGCGGGGAGCTTGCCACTGAACTATTGCAAAAATTGCAACAACCTTGCAACCACGGATAATAACGCGCATATTTTGCGCGGATTCAGCGCGAAACGCGCGTATTTAGTAAAAAGTCAGCGTAAATTTCAGCGATTCAGCGCAAATGCTAAATTTTTCGCGCATTTTTGCGCGATTAAATGCGCTTGACGCGATACAATCAACAGTTGTATAATGCGGTTGTGAACAGGGCCGCACATCAATATCCCACAGCAGTGGCTCCGTATTCCGCTTGGCCTTGGCTAAATCCCTCAAACACCAACTGTTCAATCAGACCGGAGCGAGAGAAAGACATGGAATTGATATAATTTTTTGCTCTTATTGCAGCCTGTTCGTTCCAGTCGGCGCCACAATGATCTACGGCATAAGTAGCATCTTCCGTGGAATATCCTTCAAACTCAAGCTGACTTTCAAGGCCGCTGTAAGAGAATCCCATACCAGCGCTCAGGTAGTTTTTAGCAGCCCGCAAAGCGTTTCTCTGCCCCATTGTAAGGCTATCATCGGCAGAAATTGACGATTTTACGGACGTGCTGCCCTTTGTTCCGTACGTTGAACTTGTCGTGCTGGAAGAAGGGGTAAGCATAAGGACGAACATGATCAGTGCAACACTAACAGCAACCGCGCATCCGCATCCGTGACCTTTTTTCTTCTTTTCAGGCTTTTCGTCTGATTCGATAGCCGCCGTCACGAAACCCGAAGCAACAGGTGCTCCACATTCAGGGCAAAATTTTACGTTCTCAATTTCAGCTCCGCATTTTGGACATTTCATAAAACGCACCTCACATATACAAAAATAGGCAGCCAACCAGCTGCCGAAAAGCTAAATTATCAAGGAAAATGCCAAAGGGGGAAAATAAAGTGCAAGAAACTAGCACAAGGTTTGCAAATTGTGGTACAATAGAAGAAAAAGAATCGCATGACAAGCTTGTGCATCTTGCCATCAGTGAGATTCTTTCGTTATCCGAAAACCAACTTCAAGAAGTCATTCGGAGGTTTTATGCTGTATTGTAGACTGAACATTTTGAAGCGGGACGAGAACGGAAACTGGTACAAGCCCAAAAACCAGCATCGAATCCGTCGCTTTTTCGTTGAGGACATCTTTTACCGCTTTATCTGGACGATTGAGTGGTTCTTATTTGAAAAGTATTGGTAATACATAATCTGAAATCAGATTCACCAGCACCGGAATCAAAATCAAGGTGACAATACCGCCGGCCACTTTCGTCGGGAGCGAGAACCTGTTTGCTTTTCTATCTCGCAAATACTGCCTGCCGTTTTCTGTGATCCATACCGCAGACTTGCGATAGCTCACCGATGCGGAATCCGCAAGGCCTAGTTCTTCAAGCGTCATAGCGTTCTGGAACAGTTCTTTTGTCCGCTCAACACCATCAGGGTATTTTTCATCAAGCTTTGTCAGCAGTTTGAGTTCTTTTCTATTAAGATGTACGCTCACTCTGGAAGCTCCTTTTTGACCGCCTGAGCGATCCGAACAATTTTCATAATGTTTTCGTCGTCCATGCCCTCCAGCGCTTCAAGCAGCGCCCGGCGGGCTGGTGACAATTTTTCAAGCTCAATGCCATCTAAGGCGTTGGGCTTTTCTTTTTGCTCTGGTTCTTCGCCAGTGAGTTCTTCAACTGTGACACCAAGAGCTTGTGCAATACTTGTCAATTTTTCATACGGCGGTGAACTAGGACGCTTTGCCCACTTTCCAATATATCCATTTGAAAAGTCTAGTTGCGCTTCCAACTTAGTGATTGAAGTCTTTTGTTCCTTGCACAAATCGCGTACGCGCTCTACGAATTTGGCATTATCCACAAAAAATCACCACCTATTTTTGCATAAAGATAGACGATAATCTATTGACTTGTAGACCATAGTCTAGTATAATACTAAGCACAGGGCAAGTAAAACCAAAGCCCCTGACAATATTATATCGGGCTGGCGCTAGATTTTATTCGCTGTGTACCTCGCAACTACATAGTAGCATATTTTCTAGTGATTTTCAAGCCCGGAAAGGAGAATTGCTAGTGAATGTTTCAAAAATCGACCAGTTTTGCAAGCTACACGGGCTGAGCCGCACCGATCTGGAGGCGGCGGCAGGCCTGAGCAACGGCGCAATCGGGAAGTGGGAACGCTCGATTTACGGCCCCAGCATTTCGCAGCTGCTCAAGGTTGCGAAGTATTTCCGGGTGCCGGTCACGGCGCTGCTGGCAGATGATGAAGGAGGTAAGACTGCATGAACAACCTTATACCCATCAACTACGACAACCCGGAGCGCCCCACCGTGAGCGGCCGGGAACTGCATGAATTCTTGGAAGTCAACACGCCTTATCGCATTTGGTTTCCTCGCATGGTCGAATATGGATTTACCGAGGGTGAAGATTTCAACCCGTACAAAAATGTACGAGTTCAGTCGGAAGGCACCCGAGAGGTGGAACGCACGATTGACGACCACCAGCTCCTTCACCATCCCGATGGCGAAGGAGCTGTGCATGATACAGCGCAACGAGCGCGGCAAGCAGGCCCGGCAGTATTTCTTGGCAGTGGAAGCCCAGTGGAACAGCCCGGAAGCGGTCATGCGCCGTGCAGTGCTCATTGCTGACCGCAAGGTGAAAGAGCTTCAAAGCGTGAACCGCAGCCTGCTGGCCGAGAACAACGACCTGAAGCCGGATGCAGAGTATGCCCGGGCGGTGTGCGTGGGCAAGAACTGCCGCACCACTACCACCCTTGCCAAGGATTACGGCCTGAGCGCCGAGAAACTCAACAGCATCCTTCACGGCCTGAAGATCCAGTACAAGACCAGCGACGGGCAGTGGGTGTTATACGCCAAGTATTGCGGCAAGGGTTACACCAAAAACCGCAAATCCACGCCGTTCCAGCACAAGAGCACCGGCGAGTGGGACACCAAGAACACCACCGTATGGACGGAAGCCGGACAGCGCTTTATCTATGAGCAACTCAAGGCCATTGGCCTGACGCCCAGCATCGAGCACAAGGAGGACACAAATGCCTGATTTTGAAACATTTCTGCTTGCACTTGCATCGATTTTGCTCATCATCATTGCTTTTGGCTTTTCGTGGGCTGTTATTTCCGGCCTTTGGTGGCTTATCTGCAAACTCATCGGTTGGCAGTTCTCTTTCGGTGTATCGACGGCAATCTGGATTGTCGCAATGCTGCTGAAGTGGGTAACGAGCCGCAAGTGACAAAGGAGGCAAAGTCGTGAACAACAACAAAGTCACGCTGGAACAGCTTGCCGCTCATCTGGGCTGGACGAAGAGCTATTGCTCGATGATCCTGAACGGACAGCGCAAGCCGCGCGGCATCCGCGAGAAAATGGAAGCCGCCGTGAGCGAACTGATTAAGGAAAAGGAGAATAAAACAGCATGAACGACATTATCTTATCCACGCAGAACGGCAAACCGGTGGCATCCAGCCGCCAGATCGCCGAGAGCTTTGGCAAAGAACACAAGCACGTTCTCCGCGACATTGAAAACCTGATCGGCGGAGAGTCCAAAATTGGGCTGTCCTCCATGTTCTTCAAATCGGAGTACATTTCCGCCCAGAACAAGAAGCTTCCTGAATACCTGATGAACCGGGACGGCTTTACGCTGCTGGCTATGGGCTTTACCGGCAAAGCGGCGCTGGAATGGAAGCTGAAGTACATCCAAGCCTTTAACGAGATGGAGAAGAAGCTGGCGCAGCGCCCGCAGCTCTCCCGCGCCGAGTTGATGGCACAGGCCCTGATTGCCGCCCACGATGAGCTGGAGCACAAGGACAGGCAGATTGCGGAGCTGACCCCGAAGGGCATCTTTGCGGATGCCGTGAGCGCCAGCAAGAAGAGCATCCTTGTGGGCGAGTTGGCAAAGCTGCTGTGCCAGAACGGTGTGCAGATCGGGCAGAACCGGTTGTTCAGCTGGATGCGTGAGCGCGGCTACCTTATCAAAGACCCCAAGCGCAGCGACTACAATATGCCCACCCAGCGGGCCGTGGAAATGGGGCTGTTTGAGATCAAGGAGACCACGGTGGTGCACTCCGATGGACACACCAGCATCAACAAGACACCCAAAGTGACCGGCAAAGGTCAGATCTACTTTGTGAACCAGTTCATGAAGCGGTAAAGCCACTGCGTGGCGTAAGCAATATATTTTGGAGGTTACAAAGATGAAAAAAGCTACTACCAACGAAACCACGTTTATCTGCGTCAAGCCTATCATTAAGGCCGAGTGCACTATCCGCATTGTGGGCGACAGCCCCCTGCTGGTGCACGCATGGAGCGAGAAGGCCAAGAAGGAGATGCTGCAGGCCCAGCAGGGCAAAAAGCTTTTGAAAAAAGACAAGGTTGCCAAGAACCCGGCTGGCGAGTGCGCCGAGGCGCTCTACTGGCTGGATGGCAAGCCGGACATTGATTACAGCGATTGGACGGACGAGATGCTCCACCAGTACGGCAAGACGGCACGCTTTGGCTTCCCGGCCTGTGCCGTCAAGGCTGCTGCCATTTCCGCAGCATACCGCATTGGCGCGATGAAGAATAGAGTCACCGGCAACGGTCTGTTTCATGTTTTTGGCACTGACAACCCGGAGCTTATTGAGATCAAGACCTTCAATGAAAGCAAGCCGAAGTTTGAGATGGCAGAGGACGAGGTGAAAATCGGCATGGGTACCTCTGACCTGCGCTACCGCCCGAAGTTTTATAACTGGTACGCAGACCTGCGCATTGAGTACAACAGCGGCAGCGGCATGATCGACCTGGACAGTATCCTGAACATGATCGAGCTTGGCGGCGACATGTGCGGCCTGGGCGAGTGGCGCATTGAGAAGGGCGGCAGCTGTGGCAAGTTCCACGTTAACAAGAGCTTTGATTGATCTGGCTGGCTAGGCGAGCCAAGGCGGGCATTGGCATGTTAAGCTTCGGCAGGGCCGGTTAGGCGAGCTACGGCGTTGTGTGGCTAGGCACGGCAGGCATGGTTAGGCAGTCCGGGTTTAGGTAGATTCCGGTATGGCTGTTAAGGCGTGTTACGGTATTTTGTGTCTAGGTACGGCTGGTAGGGCTAGGAATGCCGAGGATTGGAAAGTCAAGGCGTGGCTGTTATGGACAGGCTAGTTTCGGAAGGTTTTGACCGGGTTTGGATTGGCTGGTTAGGCTAGGTGAGGCGCTTTTTGGAGTGGCTTGCTGAGGCAAGGTAAGGCTGTCCAGGTAAGGCGAGGCGGTGTCCCTTCGGGTAGTGTTAGGTTTGGTTATGCAGGGCAGGCATGGTTAGGAACGGCGGAGTGAGGAGGGCTTCGGTTAGGTACGTTTCGGCTGGCATGGAATGCCAAAATCAAAAACAGGAGGTTACATATGAAAAGCATTAAAGGCTATGCGTGGAAAAATGAGCGCACCGCATCGTTCTACCACGCGACCGCAGAACAGGCGCATGAAGCGTTTGAAGAAATCCGCAGGCGGGACGGTAAACTGACCCCGGCGGCGGTGGTAGACAGCGCAAGGCCGGAGGAATCGGTGCTGCATGAGGACTTCGAGTGGCGGGACGATGTTGCCGCCGAGAAGTACCGGCAGGGGCAGGCACGCCAGATGGTCGGTGCGGTGCGCATTATCCGCGAGGAGCGCCCGCCGCTGCGGGCATACGTCAACGTCAAGGTGGTTTCTTCCCTGCCGCTGAAAGCCACTGATTGCATCCGGGAAGTGGATGAAGAGCCGGAGCAGACTACTGAGGAAGAGAACGAGGGCCGCTGCTATATGCCGCTGGAAGAGGTTTTGCAAAAGCCAGACCTCTGCAATCAGATGATGGCAGATGCCCGGCGGGATGCTCAGACCTACAAGCAGAAATACAGCACTTTGGCAAGCCTTGCAAGCATCATGCAGGCTATCGACCAGACGTTTGAGGAGGACACCCATGAGTGAGAAGATCATCGCATATAAGGCCATGGACAAAAACATGATGTGCCGTGGCAAGCAGTATGAGGTGGGCAAGACCTACCATGAGGACAAGGCCGACTGCTGCCACGCTGGTATGCACGCCTGCGAGAACCCGCTGGATGCGCTGCACTACTACCCGCTGAGGAATAGCCCGCGCTTTTTTGAGGTCGAGTGCGGCGGGAACGTGGATAAAAGCGGAGAGGACAGTAAACTGGCCTGCACTGAGCTGACGGTGAAAGGTGAGGTGAATTTTGCAGGGCTGGTAAAAGCTACGGTGAATGCCGTTTTTAATCGGGTGAAGGACAAAGAACCTTTTTCCAGCGGCGATTCCAGCACGGCAGGTTCCAGCGGCAATTACAGCACGGCGGGTTCCAGCGGCGATTCCAGCACGGCGGGTTCCAGCGGCGATTACAGCACGGCGGGTTCCAGCGGACGTTACAGCACGGCGGGTTCCAGCGGCGATTCCAGCACGGCGGCAGCCACTGGGGCTTATTGCAGAGCAAAAGCAGATGGAAAAGACAATGTCGCCGTCGCAAACGGAGCACACAGTAAGGCACGCGGCATTCTGGGCTGCTATCTGGTGCTGACTGAGTACGACGATGACGGCAATATGCTGTGGGCAAAGATGGCAAAAGTAGACGGCGCTCACATCAAGGAGAACGTCTGGTACACGCTCAAAAATGGCGAGTTTGCGGAGGCAGAGCCGTGAAAAAGCACTGCAAAACTAAATCGAAAGAAAGGAGCAGGCCATGCAGAAGCCGAGTCTTACGATAGGCGAATGCGTCCAGATCCTGCGGGATAACAATATCTCAAAGACCGAAAAGGTCTTGGGAGCACAGATCCAGGCGGGGCTGTTTACCAGCTGGGCGATTCCGTCCGTAGGAACAAAAGAACCTTGTCCTGACATCTCACGCGCCGGTTTTATGGCGTGGATGAAGGACTTTTACAAGCTCGAAAAGGTTTACACAAAGGAGGAACCGAGAGAATGAGAAAGAAACCGATGAATTTTCGTCTCATCTTAGCGCTGGACGGGCTGGCTTTGCTGGCAATCATCGGCGCGGTGCAGGTGGCGCGCTGGGCCTGCTCTTTGATGGCCGTTGCACTGGCTTGCTGGGGCGGCTGGGACATCGCCGAGGCTGCGCATGCCGCACCTTGGATTATTGTTGCATCCGCTGCCGGGCTGGCAATGTCGCTTTATGGGATGCACGAGGACAATAAACGGTATAAGCGCACCGGCTACGGCAAAATCTTACGCAACCATGCCCGGAACCCGGAGTATCCGCAGGATGAGGAGAAGGGCGCATGAAGCTGGAAGAGTTGATTCGGCAGCAGGCCGAAGAGTACCTGAAAACAGCCACACGGCTTGCAACGGAGTCCGCACTCACGGGAGACATCTGGCTGCGGGTCATCTACCGGGAAAATCAGAGGTCTATAGCGCGGCAGCAGATGGGCTGCTCACAGCTCTCCACGATGCGGAGGATGTCGCACATGGCTGATTGCATCCACTATATCACATGGTACACCGTGTACAGCGCCAAGACCGGCGAGGTAGTGGCGGCGGGAACGTCCGCCATGTGCGCTGCGAAGCTTGGATACAAGACCGTCAACAGCTTTGTGTCTTCTGTTGGACACCGACGCCATGAAAAAAAGCGTCCACACAAGTACATTTTTGAGCAGGAGCGCATTGATCGCGCGGAGGTTGACTGCCTCCCTCCGCTTCGCCGTTACTGCAAAAAGACAAAAAAGGAACAGGAATATGAACGGTAGATATATGCGAGCCGCAGAGATTCGCTGGCATAATCGTCAGCCGGAGCGGCTGCGGCACATCCACCAGAAGAAGGAGAAGAAAAAGGTGAGCACGGTACAGATTTTTGACGCGGATTTGCGTTTTGTCAACGAAATCCCCATGCCGAACACGCTGGCGGGCATCCAGTACGCCGACCAGCTGGCAGCAGAAAAGCCGGGCCGTCTGTACGTTGTTATGGACGAGCACCGGCAGAAGGTTTACCAGAGGTGACATACATGACCCTAGAACAAAAGGAACGCCGCAAAGCGGTTCTGCGGTATGCAGTCAGCGTCCCCGAATGGAATCTTGCGCTCAAGCATCGGGCAGCAGCAGAGCTTACGAAATGCGCAAGCCTCTTGATGAGTGTAAGCCAGATGATGCTTGCGACCGACGCGGAAGACCGTTTTTATCCGGGCAGATTAGATTATGGGATGTCTCCGACGGGATATGCAAAAGCCATTTCGGATGCAGAGTACAGCCTCGGCACAGCCGCTTCGGCGCTGGAAACCGTAGTTGCTTTGGCAGATGAATCGAACGCCTTCCCACTTATCAGCTCCACCCAGACCGGCGGGTTAGATGGCGCGATGGGCAGCATTGAGGCGGCCTACAATTCGGGTCTTGGGTGGCTGGCAGATCTGTGCCGGGTACACGGGATGGATGAGGTGACATAAAATCATGGATAAAATGACCATTTACGAGCAGTGCCGGGAAGTCCCCAAAGACGCCCAGAAGCCTATCGCAGCGGGCCGCCTGAAGGGCAAGACCGATATTAACCCCATGTGGCGCATCAAGAAGCTGACTGAGCTTTTTGGGCCGGCTGGTATGGGCTGGAAGTTCGACCCGCCGGTGTTCGAGGAAAAGACCGGAGCAAAGGGTGAAGTTGTCGTGCAGTGCTTTACGAATCTGTACGTCAGGCAGGATGATGGGGAAGCGTGGAGCGCCCCCATCCCCGGAATCGGCGGTTCTATGCTGATCGCGATGGAATCCGGCGGGCTCCGAACGGATGATGACGCTTACAAAAAAGCGTATACGGATGCCCAGAGCGTGGCCTGCAAGGCGCTTGGAATCGGCGCGAACGTGTACTGGAAGGACGACTCCACCAAGTACATCCCGCTTCCGGACATTCCCGCCCCGGTGTGCGCCTGCTGCGGAAAGAAAATCATCGGCATCAAAACCAAGGACAGGGAAAAGATGACTGCTGAGCAGGCGGCGGAACGAAGCAAGGCAAAATATGGGCGTATACTCTGCGTAGAATGCGCGAAGAAACAGCCGAAAGAAGATGGAGGAATGTCTCGTGCTTAACATCGTAGCATTGATGGGCCGTCTGGTCTATGACCCGGAGCTCAAGACCACCCAGAACGGCACCAACGTGTGAAGCTTCCGCATTGCGGTTGCCCGCAGCTTTACCCGGCAGGGCGAAGAGCGCAAGGCCGATTTTATCGACGTCACCGCGTGGCGGCAGACCGCCGAGTTCGTCTCCAAGTATTTCCAGAAGGGCAGCATGATCGCCATCGAAGGCAGCTTGCAGACCCGTCAGTACCAGGACAAGAACGGCAACAACCGCACAGCTACCGAAGTTCTTGCGTCGCAGGTGAGCTTTTGCGGCGGAAAGGCCGCAGAGAAGCCCACTGTGCGCGATTTCGACCAGCAGACGGAAAATCATGTGCGCGAAGCAAACGCCGCTCACAGCGCCCCGCAGAAGCCTCAGAGCGTGCCGGAGTATTCGCAGGGCAGCGCAGACGACTTTTCGGTCATCGACGATTCGGAGGATTTGCCGTTCTAAACCGAGAGCTGCGCTATCTGGCTATACGGGCGCGCAAAGGAGGTGATTGAGTGGCACAGGACGATAAAAAGTCATTTGTGGCGTATCTGAGCTGGTTCGACGCGCTGGAAGAATACTCCGACGCAGAGGTTGGGCAGTTGATGCGAGCTCTTGCGCGGTATGCCAAAACCGGAGAAGAGCCCGAATTTTCAGACCGTGGGATGCGTGGCAACTGGAAATTTATGTGCAGCGACGTAAAACGGGCGTCTGAAAAATGGGATGAAACACGCAAGAAACGCAGCAACGCCGGAAAACGCGGCATGGCAAAGCGCTGGGGAAAGCCTGACGACATAACAAAAATAACAAACGATAACAATGTTAATAACGACATAACAAAAATAACTGTAGATGTAAATGGAGATGTAGATGTAAATGGAGATGTAGATGTAGATGTTGTAAAGCGCGATAACACCGCCGCCGTTGATATGGAGTTATCAAAAATCGTCCAGCATTACCAGCGGGCTATCGGCGACTTCCCGCGTTCGGCGCTGGAAAAACTGCAAAAATGGCGGCAGGAGTACAGCACGGAGATGATTTTGCTGGCGATCGACAAGGCCGCAGAGGCCGGGAAGCGCTCGTGGAGCTACATCAACGGCATCCTGTCTGGCTGGCAGCGGGACGGGATACGCACCCCGGGGGACGTGGCAGCGAATGAGCAGCGCCGACAAGAGCAGCCTCGCGGGAAACAGGCCACAGAAAGCACCGCAGAAGCATACGCAAATATTTTCAAGGGGGTGAAACCGTGACAGTGGAGATGATGACAAAGCTCCTTGCGGACGCTGAGGCCTATTTTGGACGGCCTCAGACCGCAGAGAACCGCGCAAGTATCGCGGAGATCTGGGCGAACTCATCGCTCAAGGATGTGCCGGATGAGATGGCCTATAAGACATTCCACGAGGTGATTTCGGAGTGCAGCTGGCAGAGCCAGCTTCTCCCGGCGTGGAAAAAGGCCATCGAAAAGGCCCGGGGCGAGCAGATTCTGGTAAAACGCTGCCTTGCTGCCCGCACCCGGATGCTCAAGTCCAGAGCAGAAAGAAAGCTTCTTGGGCAGGAAAACCAGAACGGAGGACGAAATGCCTAGATACAAAGTCATCGTAGAGTGCAGCGGCCCGCACGGGAACGCGGCACTTACATACCGCATCAACGCCGCGAGTCAGTTTGCGGCAGAGTTCCGAGCCTGCCAGCTGGCGGGCGACCATTACCCCGAGTATCGGGACATAAAGCCAGTGAGAACGGAGGTGTTGAAATGACAATGACGCCGTGTAAAGACTGCCCCACTCGGCACCCAATCTGCCACGACACCTGCCCCAAGTACGCCGAGTTTAAGCTCCAACGTGGCGCAGAAGCAGCTTACACCCGAGAGATGCTGGACACAGGCAAGGTCTACCACTACGACCACGAGGACCGCCACCGGGAGCGTGGCCGCAAGAAGTACATGGGAGCGAATGGAGGAGCGGACAGATGAAAGTACTTATCGCCTGTGAGGAATCGCAGGAAGTATGCAAGGCATTTCGGGCAAAAGGCCACGAAGCCTACTCCTGCGACATTCAGGAGCCGTCCGGTGGGCATCCTGAATGGCATATTCTCGGTGACTGCCTAAAGGCTATTGAGGGGGGGGGCAGGTCGTGACCATGGACGGAATCGCGCATTATGTGCCCCGCTGGGATATGATTATCGCATTTGTCCCCTGCACAAAGACGAGCAACGCAGGAGCAAGACACCTGTACAAGGGAGGAAAGCTCAATCTTTCCCGGTATTATGAGGGATTGTGCGGCAAGGCGCTTTTTCTTGCCGTGTGGGCGGCAGATTGCGAAAAAGTGGTGATTGAGAATCCTACCCCCAGCAAGATTTTTGATTACCCAAAGCCTACGCAGGCAATACAGCCCTATGAATATGGGCATCCCTACAGCAAGAAAACGCTGCTGTGGGAACGCGGTGTACCGCCGCTGCACCCGACAAACATCGTAGAACCTACCGCGACATGGTGCCCGTCCGGCTCCTACTCGCACAAGCACGGTGAGCAGCACAAGGGAATGTTTACCACTGACCGTGCAAAGAACCGTGCAAAAACTTTTCCGGGCGTTGCAAAGGCCATGTCCGAACAATGGGGGTAATACTTGATGAAAGCTATACTTTTGAGCATTCGGCCCAACTGGTGCAAGCTGATTTGGAGCGGGATGAAAACCGTGGAGGTACGCAAGACCCGCCCGAAGCTGGAAACGCCGTTCAAGGTGTACATCTACTGCACCGGCGCCGGGATCTGGTGGCAGAGATTTCCAAAGACCGGGTTACAGAAGATGGAAGAGTGCGTCATCGGTACATTTGTCTGCGATAAAATCGACAGATTGACACATATTGGAGCAACGGGCAGCAGAGAACCCGCCAAGCTGTATATCGAAACATCAGATTTGCAGTACGAATACGCCGACGAGCTGCTTCAGTCGGCTTGCTTGACCGAAGCGCAGGCCGAAAAGTATCTCAAGGGCGGTGATGGATACGGCTGGCACATTTCCAACTTGAAAATTTACGACCAGCCGCGCGAGCTGCGGGCGTTCATAGGCTTGCAGAGCACACGGTTCGGTATGCGGCCTGTGGAGATCACTCGTCCGCCCCAAAGCTGGCGCTATGTGGAGGACGAGAAGTGACAAAAAAATTATGCACTGTTCTTCCTTGCCCAAAGTGCGGGAGCGGATTTATTGCATGGGGAAAGAAAATCGAGTCAGTTAATCCGAAGCTCACAGTGCTGTCAGCCCCGGGAACTGAACTTTGCTGTTTGATGTGCGGACATTACGCACCAACACTCAAGCAGTGGAACAGCGAGGAAAGGAAGAAATGCACTTGACCCTCTACGGCGACCCGCGCACCAAGAAAAACTCTGCACGCATCCTCAAGAGCCGCTCTGGCGGGCGCTTCGTTGCCCCCAGCAAGGCCTACGTGGATTATGAGACGGACTGCCTGCGGCAAATCAAAAGGCCGCGCAGCCCTATTTCTGCCCGCGTGAACGTGAAGTGCATTTACTACATGAAGACCGCCCGCCGGGTCGATCTGGCAAACCTCATCGAGGCTACAACGGACATTCTGGTGAGAGCCGGAGTGCTGGAAGACGACAACAGCAAGATCGTTGCCGCCCACGATGGCAGCCGGGTGGAGCTTGATCGGAAGAACCCAAGGGTCGAAATTGAGATTGAAGAAATGGAGGGAAAATGATGAATCAAGTGTTTACCGTCATCGGCGCAACGCTTTGCTACGTCGGCGGATTCGGCATAATGATTTGTCTTTTGGGCGTCCTAACCGAACTGTGTATCGAAATCTGGGACAGTAATTTTAGACAGATTTGTGTTCGATTCCAAATCGCGCCGGGCGATGTTTCATACTTTGCCCAGAATAAAAAAGAAATTGAAGCGGCACTTGAGAAGCAACGCATTCGGTGGCCGAACACGGACGATGCATCTTTCGGGTGGTGGAACTGCCCAGAATGCAACGCGCCGAACCGATATGCCAGCGAAAGCAAACCGGTTGCATATTGCCGCTGCTGCGGACAAGCTGTCGATATGGATTACTACAGGAGGCATGCCAATGATTCGCACACCTGACACCAACACGCCAAAGCCTGACAGCGGCGTGGACTATCGCGCCGTCAAGGCGTGGTTCCAACAGTGCCGCGACCTTGCAGCAGCTATCGAAGTCCAGAAGCAAAAAATACAGCGCATCCGGGACGTGGCAGAAAAATGCACCCAGAGCCTGAGCGGGATGCCTGCGGGTGGTGGCAATGGGGACAAGGTGGGCTTCGCTGTAGAGCAGCTGGACACCGAGCGCCGACAGCTTCAGAGGATGGAGACGGACCTGTGCAACCTGCGCGTCGAGGCCACCCGGCGGGCATACTGCCTGATAGCCGAGCCGGAATGCGCCGAAGCGATTTGCGAGCACTATATCATGGGCAAGTCTCACAAGGAAATCGCAAAAGAAGTCAGCGTATGCGGGGCAGAGGTGGTCTACCGGCGAATTAAACGCGGATGCATGGCTCTGGCTGAAATATGGGAAGAGTTTTCTGACGTGCAAAGTGTACAATATGCACAAGAAAACACAGCGTGATTTTGGCAGGGGTCGGCTCTTTTCAAGTCTGTAAGCTTAGATGTAAAATTTTAATAAGCGGTTCAGCGCTAAGCGGTAGCCGCTTGCCACGCAGCTTCCAGAACGGTCCCTTCCTTGTGACAGGTTTTCATGCTTTCCTGTTCTCCTTCACCGTTTTGCGGGCTGCTTCTATGCGAGATTTTGGCACGGCTCCATTCAGGGCGGCGGCTCTGAGTGTCTGGGGAAGGGCGCGCACCTCCCTCTCCGTGTGGTTCGAATCCACGGTTTCGCACCATATGGCGCATGGACTCATCCCCCACAAAGCTGCACGCTTAACCTCCCGTGCCACGAGAGAAAGCTTTGAATCCCCGAGGGTGTGGGTAGGCTTCCCGACGGGATGTGCGTCAAACAACAGCCCCGGCGGAGAACCGGGGCTGTTTTATATGGCCGCCTGAGCGCAGTTTGGAGCGCGTGTCAGCTGAGATATTGCTGGCTGGTTCGAGTCCAAGGGCGGTGTTTTATACTCCGGTAGCTCAAGTGGTAGAGCAGCGGTCTCCAAAACCGCATGTTGCAGGTTCGAGTCCTGCCGGGAGTGCTTGCATGATCTGACGAGAGCGGGGAGTGCAATAGCGGGGCATCCAGCCGCGAAAGTTCTGGACGCAGAGGCTTTGCACCCGACAAGCAAAGCCTCTTATTATATGCCGTCATAGCTCAATAGGCAGAGCGCCGCCCATTTAAGGCGGGACAACATTGGTGATACCACGGGAACATCACTGCACAGCCAACCACTGCGCACATCCATTCCGTGGGTGCCGGTTCGAATCCGGCTGGCGGCACATTCGATATTTTGACCGTTCGGATTTTCCGGGCGGTTTTTCTTTTGCGTGAGTTTAGAGAGGTGGTGGCGGTGGCCTACAGCAAAAACAAAAGGATAGGCAGACCGCCCGTCTTTGAGAGCAAAGAAGAACTTGAGAAAAAAATCGAAGAGTTCTTCAAAAGCTGTGAAGGGACCGTCCTAGAAGACGAAGTCGGAAAGCCTGTTTTAGACAAATATGGGAACGTGATAAAAATCGACGAACGACCAGAAACAGTCACTGGCTTGGCTTTAGCATTGGGGTTTAAGTCTCGGCAATCTTTAATCGACTATCAAGGCAAGCCCGAGTTTTCTGACACGATAACGCGCGCGAAGCTTCGATGCGAGAGATACGCCGAAGAACGGCTCTATGATCGTGACGGAAACGGCGGCGCAAGATTCAGCCTGCAAGTTAATTTTGGTTGGAGCGATAAGCCGAAAGAAGCGGAGCAAGAAGAGCGTCACGATGATGGTTTGATAAAGGCATTGAATGCCGCCGCAGACCTCAGCCCGCCGGATGACGTGGAGATGCTGCCAGAGGAAGAGGACGACCATGCGGAAAAGTAACGGCTTTCGCTGGAAAGCCCTCAGCCAGCGGCAAAAGCAGGTCTTGAGCTGGTGGACACCGCAGAGCGCATACAGCGGTTACAACGGTATCATTGCCGATGGCGCTATCCGCTCGGGCAAGACCTTTGCCATGAGCTTCTCTTTCGTCCAGTGGGCTATGACCTGTTACAGCGGCCAGCAGTTTGCCATGTGCGGCAAGACCATCGCCAGTTTCCGGCGCAACGTGCTGGGGGCGCTCAAGCAGCAGCTTGCAGCCCGTGGCTACAACGTCAAGGAACACCGGGCCGAAAACTGCATGACCGTCAGCAAGGGTGGCAGAACCAACGAGTTTTACTTCTTTGGAGGCAAAGACGAGAGCAGTCAGGACTTGATTCAGGGCATCACCCTTGCGGGCGCGTTCTTCGACGAGGTGGCCCTGATGCCGCAAAGCTTCGTCAATCAGGCCACAGCCCGTTGCTCTGTCACCGGGTCAAAGTTCTGGTTCAACTGCAACCCGGGCAGCCCGCAGCACTGGTTTTATCTCGAGTGGGTGCGCAAGTGCCGTTCTCGCAAGATGATGTATCTCCATTTCACGATGGACGACAACTTGTCACTTTCCGAGGACATCAAGGCCAGATACCGCAGCCAGTACAGCGGCGTTTTCTACCAGCGCTACATTCTGGGCCTGTGGACGGTGGCCGAGGGCCTTGTATATGACATGTTCGACCGCAAGAAGCACGTTGTTGATGTGCTTCCGGCGCTGTCTCCAAAGAGCGCCTATGTGGCGTGCGACTTTGGAACCCAGAACGCAACGACCTTTCTACTGTTCCAGAAGCAGGCGGATGCAGACTGCTGGATCGTCACCCGGGAGTACTACTACAGCGGCCGCGAACAGAAGCGGCAAAAGACCGTGGGCGAGTACGTCGCAGATCTCAAGGCGTGGCTGAATGGCCTCAAGCCAGAGAGGATCATTGTTGACCCCTCTGCCCTGCCCCTGATTACAGAGCTGCGCAAGAACGGATTCACGCAGACCCCCGCAAACAACGACGTTCTGAGCGGCATTCTGGACGTGCAGACCATGCTGCAGACCGGGCGGCTGAAGATCTACAAAGACTGCAAGCACACGCTGGAAGAATTCGGCGTGTACGCTTGGGATCCAGATAAAGACGACACCGTGCTGAAGGTCAACGACCACTGCATGGACGCTATCCGCTATTTCGTGCGCACAAAGCGCCTTGTGAAACTGAGGGATTGATTTTGAGCACTGTATACACATTCCAGACCTTCCAGCAGGCGCAAGCCGCCGGGGAACAACCTGATTTCATCCGGCGATTCGTGCAGCAGCACTGCGCTTCCGGGCCGTACAAGATGGCGCTGGACGCCGACCTGTACGATGCCCAGAAAAACCCGGGGGCTGAACGCTTCGCACAGGCTTACGCTTTGATGCTGAAACGTCTGTCCAAAAACACCAAGCAGGACACCCCACACCCCGATATGGTCAAGAGCAATCTTTTCCGACGGCTCAACAAGCAGAGAGCCACATACTCCCTCGGCAACGGCGTGGTCTTTGCGGACGATGGCGTGGACAAGGGAAAGCTTGGGCAGAACTTTGACGAGCAGATCCAGAAGGCCGGATATTTCGCCCTGATCCACGGCGAGAGCTTCGGATTCTGGAACAACGACCATCTGGTGGTTTTCAAGCTGACCGAGTTCGCGCCCCTGTACGATGAGAAGACTGGCCTTTTGCAGGCGGGTGTGCGCTTCTGGCGGCTGAACCCGGAAACGGATATGCACTATATCCTGTACGAGCTGGACGGCTTCACTGAGTACACGGAAAGCAAAATCGGCAATGTGATGCAGGAGACAACGCCGAAGCAGGCATACAAGAGCGTGACCGTCACCACCCCCGGCGGCGGGCTGGAAAGCGTGGAGGGTGAAAACTACAGCGCCCTGCCCATTGTGCCGCTGTGGGGCTCCGACCTGCACCAGAGCACCCTTGTGGGGCTGAAAGCTTACATTGACAACACCGATCTGGTGATGTCCGGCTTCTGCAATGACTTGCAGGACTTTTCGCAGATCTACTGGCTGTGCGAGAACTTCAACGGCATGACCGATGACGAGCTGCAGGAGTTCCTTGTCAAGCTGAATCTGTACCACATTGCAGGCGCAGACACCAGCGAGGGCGGCAAGATCACCCCCTACACCACCGAGATTCCTGTGACGGCCCGGCAGGCTCTTTTGGAGCTGCTCCACACACGGGTGTATGAGGACTTCGGCGGTCTGGATGTGCACTGTGTCAGCGCGGACAGTACCAACGACCATCTGGATGCAGCCTATGAGCCGCTGAACCAGAACGCGGACGACTTCGAGACACAGATCAAGCCGTTCATCCGGCAGATCTGCGCACTGGCTGGCTTTGACAACGCTATGCCGACATTCAACCGCAGCAAGATCACCAACACAGCCGAGCAGGTCGCAATGGTGATTTCTGAGGCACCGATCATCGGTCAGGATATGGCCATTGACCTACTGCCAAACCTGACCCCGGAGCAAAAGGAGCAGGCCAAGGCCGCGCTGATGGCGGAGAGTGCGGCGAGAGAGACGATTGACGGCAACGAGGGAGAGGAGGGAAACGGAGATGGCGAACCTTAAAATCCCGATGGAGGGGAAAATTGAAATCGAGCTGTCAGAAGAAGCAGAAAATGTTATGCAACGGTTCATTTCCGCTGTTGAGCTGCTGCAGGGAACGACTATTGAAGTCACAAGGCCAAACGTGCGGATGATCGGCATTGATGCGTTTGGACAACCGCAGTTTGAAAAAGAGGAGGAAGACGCCGATGAAAAAAACCAGCAAAATTTATGATCCTCTGGGAAGATTGATCGATGTGATGCTTTTCGTCGCTGATTTTGCCATTGTGGCTGGGTGCTTTCTGGCCGTTGCACAGGCGATTGGCTTATGACTGACCGCGACCGCATTTCCACCCGCCAGCTGAACCGCCTGTGCCGCCGTATCCTGCGGGTGTACGGCACTGCCCGCCGAGAGATGCAGGAGCAGCTGACCGATTTTCTGGCCAAGTACAAAGCACTGGACGAGCGCAAGCGGGCGCAGCTGGATGCAGGCGAGATCACCGAGGAAGACTATCGCATCTGGCTGCAAAATCAGGTCTTTCAATCTGATTTGATGCGGGCCAAGCTGGACGGCATCACCCAGACTTGCACCACAGCCCAAGAGACGGCCTACAAGCTGGCCCGGGACGAGCAATACAACATCTTTTCCTTTGGCGCAAACTGGGCTTTCTACGAGCTGGAACAGGCCGCAGGCGTGACGTTCGGGCTGACCCTGTACAACACCGAAGCGGTCAAGCTGCTACTGAAGGAAAACCCCAAGCTGGTGCCAAACAAGCGCATCAAGAGCGAGAGCAACCGCACCTATGACGCCCGGGTGTTCAACCGCTACGTCATGCAGGGCATCGTGCAGGGCAAGAGCGTCCACGACATCGCCGTGCAGGCCGTCAACGGCATGGCTGATACAGAGATACACTGGGCTATGAACAACGCCATCACAGCCCTTACCAGCGCCCAGAACGCCGGGGCTTTGCAGCAGATGCGCAACGCTCAGGCTTTGGGCATCGAGGTCAAAAAGCGGTGGAACTCCACCCACGACTACCGCACCCGTGAAATGCACCGCTTGCTCGATCAGCAGACAGCAGAGCTTGACGAGCCTTTCAAGGTCATGGGTTACGAGATTCAGCGGCCCGGTGACCCCAACGCGGCCCCGGAGATGGTCTACCGCTGCCGCTGTGTGCTGTCCTCTGCGCTGGGCAGGTACCCCCGGCAGAACGCCATGCAGCGGGACAACGTGACAAAAGAGGTCACGCCTGTCATGGATTACATCGAGTGGTACAAAGCTAAGGGCGGATCGGAGGCCGAGCAAATGTGGTGGGCGGAAGAGCGCAAGAGAAAGAAGGAGGTCGCAAAGCATGGATGAGAAGAAGCCTTGCAAATTTTGCGAGAGTCTTGCGTGGTGGAAGAAAAATTCCCCCAAAGGGGAGAACGGCCTTTACACCACGTTTCAAGTCAGTCTTATCACAAAAACGCACAGGAAATACGCAGGCGTGTGCGGTACGGTAACGCATCGTGCCGGGCAGCTGAATTTCTGCCCTGAGTGCGGTCGCATCTTAAAGAAAAAGCGAGAACCGAGGGATGAACCGTGAACTTTAACTACGACATCAAATTCACCGACAACACCCCGCAGCTGCATGAGGCGCTGGACTCATGGACAGAGCGGGTGCTGACCATCTGGGGGATGAAGGTGCAGGACTACGCCCAGCTGCTTGTGCCCACCGGCACGGCAGACAGCACGGGCATCGAGGGCTATGTGGGCGGTGCACTCAAGCAGAGCCTGACCTTTGTCCTCGACCTCGCAAAAAAGACCGTGACCATCGGGTCAAATCTCTTTTACAGCCTGCTTGTGGAGCTGGGCACGGGCGTCTTTGCCGAGAAGGGCAACGGACGCAAAACGCCATGGGTATGGAAGGACTTCAACGGCAAGTGGCACTTTACCCGGGGCATGAAAGCCCGACCGTTCCTGCGCCCGGCGGTGGAAGATCACATTGATGAGCTGCGAGAGATCGCGGTGGAAGAAGGAAACAAGGAGGTATAATTTATGAATTTGGAGAAAATGTTCAAAACACCAAAAGAAAAGTTCCTGCCCGATGATGTGAAAACTGCGCACTGCGAGGCAGAAGACCTTTTCCTTGAGCTTGCAACGCAGCTTGACGCACTTCCTGAAAGCCGAGAAAAAAGTCTGTGCATGACAAAATTACAGGAAGCGAAGTTTTGGGCGGTCGAATGTATCACCAAAGTTGCACGCAAAAGCTAAATACTCAGCGGTTGGCGCACAGCGTCAGCCGCTTTTTTATGCCGCTTTAGCTCAGGTTGGCAGAGCACCGGATTTGTAATCCGGGGGCCGTGGGTTCAAGCCCCACAGGCGGCACCACGCCGGCAGCACGTCCGGCAAATAAACCTTATTGCCAAGCATGGCAGCCCGAGCAAGGGCAGAAAGGACTATCACATGGCACTCGAACGCAAGACTCTCCGGGCGATTCTGGAAGATGAAACGACAGACACCAGCGGCAAGCTCAAGAAAATTCTGGACGTGTTGCATGAGGAAACGGACACTTTGCAGAACCAGCTCGATGAGAAGAACGCAGCCCTCGCCAAAGCCGAAAAGGAACGGGATGCAGCCAACGGCGGCAAGCAGGCCGCAGAAAAGGCGTTGACCGACTACAAGGCCCAGCAGACCCAGAAGGACACCCACGCAGCCAAGGAAGCCAAGTTCCGGGAGCTGCTGAAGGCAGCTGGGGTGCTGGACAAGTACGCAGACCGCGTTGTGCGGCTGTCCGGCGAGGACATCGACAAGCTGGAGCTGGACGAAAAGGGCAACGTCAAGGACGCCAAGAAGCACACCGACAGCCTGAAGGCTGACTGGGGCGACTTTGTGGCTACGACCACGACCACCGGAGCAAAGGTGGACACCCCGCCCACCAACACCGGCTCCAAAATGACCAAAGACCAAATTTTCGCAATCAAGGACGCTGGCGAACGCCAGGCCGCGATTGCTGCAAATGCCGACCTGTTTACAGGCGGCGGAAAGGACTAATACATGGCAGCAAAAGAAAATATCACCATGACCACCGATATCACCGTAGCCTCGCGTGAAATCGACTTTGTGACCCGTTTCCAGCGCAACTGGGACCATCTGCGCACCATTCTGGGCATCATGCGTCCCATCCGGATGCAGCCCGGCACCGTGCTGAAGAGCAAGTATGCACAGGGCACCCTGCAGAGCGGCACCGTGGGCGAGGGCGAAGAGATCCCGTTCAGCAAGTACACCGTCAAGGAGAAGGAGTACGGCAAGATCGCCATCGACAAGTACGGCAAGTCTGTCACCCTTGAGGCGATCCAGAATTACGGCTACGATGTCGCCGTGCAGAAGACCGATGATGAGTTCCTGTACGACCTGACCGCTCTGGTAACGGATAAGTTCTACAAGTTCCTGAACACCGGCACCCTGAAGGGCACTCCCAAGACCTTCCAGATGGCGCTGGCACATGCCAAGGGCGCGGTCGAGAACAAGTTCAAGACCATGCATCGCACCGTGACCGGCGTTGTTGGCTTTGTCAACGTGATGGACGTGTACGACTATCTGGGCAATGCCAATATCACCGTGCAGAACCAGTTCGGCTTCCAGTATATCAAGGACTTCATGGGCTACAACACCATCTTCCTGCTGTCCGACAGTGAGATTGCGAAGGGAAAGGTTATTGCCACCCCGGTAGACAACATCGTCATGTACTATGTGGATCCTGCGGATAGCGAGTTTGCCCGCGCAGGTCTGGTCTACCGGACCGCAGGCGAGGCAAGCAACCTCATCGGCTTCCACACTCAGGCAAACTACAGCACCGCAACCTCCGAGAGCTACGCCATTATGGGCGTGACCCTGTTCGCTGAGTATCTGGACGGTATCGCTGTCGAGACCATTACCCCGGGTGAATCGGTCTAACCTGCAAGGGGGTGATTTTGCATGACCGTCCCTGAGCTGTGCGCCTACACGCACAATTTCTTTGATCGGGCAGACGACCCAATTGCAGGCGAGTTTGCCTTTGAGCCGGACACCGTGCCCTCCGGGGTAGTGCCGGGGCAGTATTTCCTCGTGTGCGGATCCATCTTCAATGACGGCGTACACAAGGCCGGGGACGGCGATCTGACTGCCGAGACCTTCAACGGCACGGTTCAGCCCATGCGTGTGCCGCCTGATTTTGTGGCGCTGGCTGAAAAAATCGACGCATACGACAAGGCGCTCCCGTCCGGCGGCGTGTATGTGTCCCAGTCCTTTGCCGGGTGGTCTGGCACGATGGCTACAGGCGCGGACGGCCTGCCCGCAGACGGAAAGACCCGCTATAAATCCGAGATCAACCAGTGGAGGAAGATGTGATATGGTCAACCCGTTTACTGCATCCACCGTGATGCAGAGCTTCACCCAAAAATACCGTTTTCAGACCCGCAGCTATGAGCCGGACGGCGTGGGCGGCTTTGTGCCCGGCTGGCAGGACGGCCCGGAGTTTGAGGCCGTGGAGCGCCACGATACCACCGTGGAAGCTCAGGTTGCAGAGCAGGCGGCTACAGCGTCCACCTATACGCTGCTGGTCAACGCCGGTGTGCCTCTGGCTTTCCCAGACTACATCAAGCGGGTGAGCGACGGGCAGACCTTTCAGGTGACGAGCGCAGCCGATGAGGGCAAAGCCCCGCCGGAATCCGGCATGGGACTGCGGGCCGTCAAGTGCAAAAAGGCGGTGCTGCCGTAATGGGACCGTCTGAGAGCATCAACCGGGCGCTGAACGCCTTTTTTAATAGCTTTGGCGTCCCCGGCTATCTGGAAGATAATATCCCTCCCGGCGCAGAACTGCCGTATCTGACCTATCAGCCGACAATTCCCGGCGGGTGGAACGAGTCGACATCCTTCCACGCCCGGCTTTGGTACCCCAGCAAGGGCGGCAGAACCCCCATTCTGCAAACAGAAGATACGATCAGCGCGGCCCTCGAGGACAGCATAACGCTTTCCTGCGAGGGCGGCGCTATTCTTTTGCAAAAAGGCACCCCATGGGCACAGCCCCTCGACAACTCGCCTGAAGGGTATCTGTGCGAATATCTCAATTTTGAAATCACGCAATTTTGCGAGTAAGGAGCATTATGGCAAGAAAATTTTCCAAAATTTCGCAGAAAGCGTTCGAATCCATGCAGTTCAACGCAGGCATCGTGGTCAACAAGTTTGATGTAACCGGCGAGACCGAAGTTCAGGACGCAGACATTATCACTGCCACGACCGGCGGCATCACCGCGACCTGTAAGGCGAACTTCACCGATCTTGGCGAAGACGTGGACAACGCCCAGAAGAACACCGCAGAACTGATGCAGATCGAGGGCTACGACTGCACGCTGGCTTTTACGGCCCTAAATGCCACAACGGACGTTATCAAGCTGGCGATGGGCGCTGCGGATGTGAGTGACAAGAAGGTCACGCCCCGCATGACGCTGAATCCCACCGCCAGCACCGGCGACTTCAAGGACATCTGGTGGGTTGGAGACACGCTGGATGGCGGTATGGTTGCAGTCCGGCTGATGAATGCACTGTCCACCGGCGGTTTGACCCTGAAGACGACCGACAAGGGCAAGGGCAACATTGCAGTCACCCTGACCGGCTTCCCCCGTCTGGGCAGTGACGTGGTGCCTATGGAGTGGTACTACAGCCCCAAGGCCGCAGCATAAGGAGGTTACAACATGAAAACCCTGAACCAGATGGACGAGACCGAGTTCCTGCGGCGCTGCTGGCTCATCGCTGACGCGGTGTCTGACCTGCTGACCAAGACCAAAGTCATGGATCTGCGCAAGGTCATGCCGGTTTTCAACGGCAGCGAGACCGAAGAGGAAAAGAAGCAGAAGAGGGAAGAGCAGAGCCGAAAAAACCTCAAAGCAATGGCAAAAAGCCTGCTCTTTGAGAACGCTGAGGCTACCGCCAAGCTGCTTCCGCTGCTCTATGAGCCGGACGTGGACAAGGACGGCAAGCCAGAGACTATGACGCCGTTCAAGACCCTGCGAGTTATCACTGCCACCATCGAGGACAAGGACGTGCTGGATTTTTTGTTATCGTTGGCGAAGCTGGGCCAGACGAGTATCGACGCCTGACTTCGTCCATTCGGCTCGATATGCTGCGGCTCGTCGGCAAGCCCTACATCGTCCAGCACATCATGAACACCCGGCGGCAAGAGGCTATTGCTTTGAGCTACCGGGCATACATGACGGACACGCTGGCAAGCTTCGCAGGCGTAGAAGAGCGCTGGGCTGACCGGGTGGCGGGAATCATCGACCCCCGCCCCTTAGAGCCGCAGCAAAGCGCCGAAGAAGTGATACAGAGAATCAAAAATGGCTTGAATGGAGGTGAAGAAACCTGAAGCTCTTTGAATTGAGCGCCACCCTCGGGCTGGACGACAGCGCCTACCGGCAAGGCGTGGAAGAGGCGAAGTCTCAGACTAAGGCCGCTGTCTCCACCATGATGAAGGATTATAACCGGCTGTACAGTGAGGTCATTCACCTTACGGTAGCCTACCAGAAATCACGGAAAGAGACCGGGGAAACCTCCAAAGAAACTAAGGAATTTGCCCAGAAGCTGAAAGAAGCTCAGGCCCAACTCAATACCACGGCACAGGGGCTAAGGACTGCGGAAGGGTACATGAACAGCTTCGGCGACTCGACCCGAAATACCGAAAGCAGCCTTGCAGGCTCTATTGCAAAAGGGCAGATTCTGGGCAATGTTTTGACCACTTTGGCAAGCAAAGCGCTTGATGCTGCTGTGGGATTTGTCCAGACAGGCATCGAGTACAACGCCCAGATCGAGAAATACACCACCGGCTTTACCAATATGCTGGGCAGCGCAGAGGCCGCGAACGAGGCCATGAAAGCCATTCAGGAGGATGCAGCCCGCACACCTTTTGATGTGGCATCGCTTACCGAGGCAAACCAGCTGCTCATCAGCGCCGGTGAAAATGCCGGGTATTCCCGTAAGCTCATTATGGCACTGGGCGATGCTGTCTCGGCCACCGGCGGCGGCAATGTGGAGCTGTCCCGTATGGCGGGCAACCTTCAACAAATCGCCAACGTGGGCGAAGCGACGGCTGTAGACATCAAGCAGTTTGCCTACGCAGGCATCAATATCTATCAGGTTCTGGCGGACTACACCGGAAAATCGGTGCAGGATGTCCAGAACATGACGATCAGCTACGACCTGCTTTCTGAGGCCCTTATCGCGGCCAGCGAAGAGGGCGGGCGCTACTACAACGCCATGGATGCCCAGAGCCAGACCATGAACGGCCGCGTGTCTACCCTGAAGGACAACGTGAGCCAGCTGGCCGGACTCATGACGGGCAATTTGTCTGAGGCTGTCGGTACGGCCATATCAAAGCTTAATGATATGACGGTGGCCGCGCAGGAAGCCTACAAAACCGACGGATGGACGGGCCTTATCGGGGAGATAACCGGACTTTCCGGTGTGATCGACAAGGCAAAGTCCTCACTTGTGGGCCTGAAAGCTGTTGCTGATTCCTTCAGAAAAGGCGAAATTTCGCTTTTTAGTGGCGACTGGGATGCTGTGTACTGGAATGCATTTAACGCTGACCAGACAACAAAACAGGGGAAAAAGGACTGGGATGAATCTCACGCTGGGATGGTGTGGGACGAGAATGACGGCTGGGTGCCTGCAAAGCCTTCCGGTGAAAGCAAAAGCTCTATTACCACTTCGCCCACCACTACCACTTCGCCCACCACAACCACAACTCCAACCCAAAAGCACGTCGCCGCTGATACCAAAAAGCTGGCCGACACCATCAAGGAGACCTCGCAGGAGATCCTCGCCGGTACTGGCAACATCGTCGGCAGCATCCAGCGCGTAACCGAGACCGCCGACAACACCTACAACGTCTATGACGGCACCACCAAGGAGCTGAAAGGCACCACCAAAGAGACGGTGCAGACCATCACGGACTCGTGGACTGAGGTAGTGGACGGCACAGAAAAGACCATCAAGAAAATCACAAAAAACGTGACCGATGCGGCCGGAAAAGTGACGACCACGACCACGCAGACGTGTGATAAGGTGGTTTTGTCTGTCTCTGAGATGCAGAAACGCATCGACAAGCAGCTCAGCGAGGCACAGAGTGAATGGAAGAGCGGCATCATGGGCACGCTGCAAAGCACGATCTCTGACCTCAAAAACGGAAACTGGTCGGGCCTCGCCACCGACTTTGCAAAGCTGGTGTGGGGCGAGGTCACGCAGGAGCAGCGAAACATCATCTCCAAGTGGCTGACAGACGCCCTCACGGCGGTAAATGACAGCTACTCCGGAGGCGGTCTGAGCGCGGCGAAAGACACCATCAAGGCGCTTTTTGGTGACGGCATCGCCGAGGGCGCTACCGAGGCAGGCACAGCCGTCAAGAGTTTTTCCCAGATCCTTGACGGTCTGAACGCCTCCGGAGGCGTGGGCACAAAGCTGGCGGGCATCGCTGGCAGCTTCACCAATGCGGCAGGCACCATCACAAAGGCTCTGAGCGGCATTGTGGGCTTCATCGTGTCAAACCCGGTGGTGGCGGTCATCCTCGGCCTGACGGCCCTTGTGGGCGGCGCTGCGCTGTCTGCGTGGTCGAAGAACAGGGACGAGAAGCTCACGAACAACTACGAAAGCCCCTTCAGCAAGACCCCTGTGTACGACTCGCTGGCGGAGTTTTCTTACCGTGCCGACCAGTTCAACCGCTACAAGGGCCTCACGGCGTCGCCCTTCAGCAGCGGCCAGCAGGACACCACCGGCAGACAACAGCTCAGTGTGCTCCAGCGAATCTCCAACTCGCTGGATGAGCATCTTCCCGCCATCGGCACCGGCACGCTGGTCATCGACGCCAACGGCGTGCAGGCCCTCGCCGGCGCGATGCAGCCGACACTTGTGGACGGCATTGATGGAGACTTGGGTATCCGCTCGACCCGGAAAGCGAGGGGAGGCTAAATGGCAGCATTACAGGGCGTCAAAATCGGAGACCACCACACCCTCAAGGACTGGGGGCTTTACCTTGTGGTCGGCGGCACAACCGTCGGCCCGGCAGAACCGGACGAAAGTCTTCTGGTCAAAGTGCCTTTCAGCGACCGCATTTTAGACCTTTCCAAGTCAATGGACGGCAAAGTCCACTACACCCAGCGCAAGATCACCATCACGCTCAAGTGCGTAAAGCCGAAAAGGCTTTGGCCCAAGGTGCAGAGCACGCTGGAGAACGCGCTGCAAGGGCAATGGCTGAAATGCGTTTTCGATGATGACCCGGCATGGTACTGGGAGGGATTCTGGACGGTCACACCCCAAAGCCGCGACCGGTGGGAGAATATCTTCACCATCACCGGCATCTGCAACCCCTATAAGACCAACACCACCGCCTACGCGGGCGCAGACTGGCTGTGGGACGATTTTTATTTTGATGAGGACGTCATCTATGACGAGCCTACGGAGGTAAAGAGCCTGTGAGCTACAAAATCTATGCCGGTACGCAGACCGCCGTAGGCGAGTGGGACACCAAAGCGTGCATCTACGACCCTGCGGCGGAAGACCTGCGCACCACGGCCACCATGCTCATCTCCCCCACCCTTACCCGAGAGGCGGGCAAAGCAGGCAGCCTTGAGTTTACCATCCCGCTGGGCAACATCGCCCACTCTGCGCTGCAAAAGCTCAAGACTATCGTGGAGGTAGAGCAGGACGGCAAGACCCTATGGCGCGGGCGGGTCATGAGCCACGAGATGGATTTTTATCTGCGGCAAAAGGTGTACTGCGAAGGGGAGCTTGCCTACTTCAACGACAGCTCCCTCGTGCCATACAAGTACACGGACATCAGCATCAAGGAATTTCTGGCCAAGGTCATCAGCAACCACAACGGCCAGACAGACCGGTACAAGCGCTTTACTCTCGGCATCGTAAATGTGTTTGAGAATGGCCCACAGGAGTCTTTCCAGACGGTCTACATGGGCGGTTGCAGGCCGATGCACCATAGAGATAGTGACGGAGACAACGAGTACTGGCTAGAGGACGCTGATAAAAGGTGGATATGCGATACAAACGGCGCCACCTTTCCAGCTGGGGAGTACATTAACAGAGATAATGCGATACGCATTGTCTCTTATGATGGTATATACCAAGGCTACCGGTTATACACGGTGGAGCGAAACATAGCCTACAAAAACGGCAATTTTTACTCACTGAGCGCTACGCAGAAAGACTCGAAATACATTTACACCATCGACACCACCCCGCTGACAGACTGGAAGCTGTCCGATGACGGAGCGATTCAGCTGTATGACTCCAGCACGGGAAGCTGGTCGACCTGCACGGGTTACTATTTGCACGACTTCGACGCCTCGACCAACGAGGCCCTCGATTTCGGCGATGGCAAAAACTTCGGCACTACGTGGGACATCCTGCAATCCGAACTGACGGACGTGTACGGCGGCTACTTTGCCGTGCGCTACTCTGACGACGGAAAGACCCGGTATCTGGACTATCTGGCCGATGACGGCATCACAGAGACGAACCCGCAGCCTGTGGAGTTTGGCGTCAATATGCTCGATCTGACCAACTACGTCAAGGCCGAGGACATCGTCACTAGGGTCATCGCGGTGGGCTACAAGTCGAAGGGCTGGTGGATCTTCAAGAGCACAAAGACCATCAGCCAGACAGCTTCCGACTACGAGGCTCAAAAAGTCTACGGCATCATCACCAAAGTCATCGTCCTCGACGGCAAGGCGTCCACAAATCAAAAGTTGCTGGACGCCGCGAACGAGGAGCTTCGAAGATGCCAGCAGCGCTATCTTGAGGGCATCGAGGTGAGCGCCGTTGACCTGCACGACGCCGGTATCGACGTAGAGCGTCTAGGCTGGATGAAAAAGACCCGCGTTATCTCGAAGCCCCACGGCCTTGATACACTGCTCCTGCTTTCTAAGGTGGTTGAGCCGCTGGACGCGCCGCAAAAGAAGAGCTTTACCTTTGGGACGAGCTTCTACTCCATCTCGGACTTGCAGGCCCTCAGCAGCCACAAGGCCTCGCTGGCTTACAGTCTGTCCCTGAGCGCAGCGGGGTATCTGAACGGCGCAAAATAACAAAATCGTAAAGGAGTGACACTATGGCAAAATCCTACGATGAAATCGTCAGTCAGATGACCGAGGACATCAAAAGCATCCGGGAAGCGGCCCTTGGCGTCGAAGTGCGCGAGCATATCGCCTCCGGCATGGAAAACGTGCTGGAGATCTTCAAGCGCCTGCCGGACGCTGTGAACGAGGTGCTCACCTCCGTTCCGCCCGATTATACTGCCCTTGTGAATCGCGTGGCAGACCTTGAGAGCTGCGGCCTGACGGTCGAAAACGGCAAGCTCTGCGCGGTCTATGATGACGGCACAGGCGGAGACGTCAGCGTGGAGCACGTTGCTCTGGGCTATCCCAGCATGGCGATGACCGTCGGCGAGTCTCGGCCTGTCTCCGCCATCGTCAGTCCGGAAGACGCCACAGACAAGACGGTGACGTGGAGCGTATCGCCGGAAGAGTGCGCAAAGGTCGAGGGCGGTGCGCTGAAAGCTACAAAGTACGGCGAGTGCACCCTGACCGCCACAGCCGGAGAAAAAACGACCAGCTGCCCGGTCACGGTATCCGTCGGGCGCTACGCCATCATAACGGCTGCTACGGAAACCGGTGAGATCCCAGCGTGGAACGCCCCCCCCTCCCACGCCGAGTTCTTTGTGCCGCTGACCGCCAAAAAGTCCGGCCTGCTGCTCCACTCGATGTCCTTCCGCATCAAGGGCTTTGTGGCTGGAATAAGCCGGGCCATCCTGCGCAAGACGACGGATCAAACCCCACTGGTGGATCTCTCGCTGGTGCTTATCCGGGGCTACAATGACGTGACCCTTGACATGGGAGACTTTCTGCTCGAAAAGGGCGTGGAGTACCAGCTGTATATGTCCGCTGTCAACAACTTCTATCCGCCCTCGGTGAAACCCGAGTGGGTGGTGGAGAACGACTTTATCGACATCGCCAACGCCAGCACCTACTACGACGGGGAAACCACCCTCATCTTCGCCGGAACGGTCGAGTTGATTCAGGAGGAAGACAATGGCTAAAGTATCTAAGCCGATTTTACTCGAAGCGACATACCGCGAGCAGAGCGTGATCCAGAACGGCTACCTCAAGCAGATTGCCGACACCCTTACCGGCCAGTCCACGCAGGAAAGTACTGCGTCGCTCTCCGCTACTGCCGAGACTGACACCGCAAAAACCGCCTCACTGGTGGAGTATCTGTGTCTCCTTGATGGCGTACCCATCGAAAGCAGCGTCGCCCCCAAGGATGCATATGCAGCCGGTCATTGGAACAAAGACATGGTCAAGCTGCTGGTGGAGCGTCAGCGCTTGACTGCTGCGGAGTACGAAGACGTCACCGGCGAGCCTTATACCGCATAAGAGAGGAGCACGCTTATGATTGAACTCAGCGTATCTCTTGCCTCCAACGGCGCTGCAAAGCTGGCAGGCTATGAGCAGATGCTTCGCTTCGGCTACACCAAGAACCGGGGCGTGTACCAGCTGCGCATCGACGCCGCTGGCGAGTGGAAGGGGCTGGCCATCCGCTGCTTCTGGCACGTCCCGGACGGCAAAGACCCGGTATCCTCGCTGGTGGTGGACGGCTATGCGGACGTGCCTGCCAGCGTCACCGCACAGCCGGGCAGCGGCTGCATCACCTTTGAGGGCAGCGACGGCACCAAGACCGTGACCAGTGCAGACTTGCGCTACCGGGTGGCTGCAAACTCTGGCACGGAGGACGGCACAGAGCCGGAACCGGAAACTCCTGCATGGCAGCAGCTGGTGGATGCCGTGAAGGAATCGGCGGCATCGGCAGAGCAGTCCAAAACGGAAGCGCTGGACGCGGCAGAGCGGGCCGGGGCATCTGCCAAAAAGGCTGGGCAGGCTCTTTCTGATACCATCACCGCCAAAGAGGACGCACTGAAAGCCATCAGTGACAAGCAGACCGCCGCCACGCAGGCTGTGGACACGGCCCGGGACAAGGCTCTCCAGCAGGTGGAAGCCTCTACAGAAGCCGCCCAGACCGCCGCCAACGAAGCCGCCACCAGTGCAGACAACGCAGACAAGAGCGCTCAGGAAGCCGCTGACAGCCTGCAGGAGCTGAAGGACGGCATTGCCGCTGGCGACTTCAAAGGCGAGAAAGGTGACAAGGGCGACACTGGCCCCATCGGTCCGGTCGGCCCGCAGGGTGAGCAAGGCCCTCAAGGCCCCACAGGCGCTACGGGTGCCACTGGCCCACAGGGCGAAAAAGGTGATACCGGCCCGCAAGGTCCTAAAGGCGAGACCGGCCCTGCCGTAGCGCTGGACACCACCCTCACCCATGAGGGCGAGGCCGCTGACGCAAAAGCCACAGGTGACGCGATCCGGGGCGTAAGGGATGACCTTGTTGCAGAAACCACCCGGGCAAAGGAAGCGGAAAATCAGATAAAGGAAGATTTAGATGACTTAGTGCTAAAAACAAAACGAAATCCATTGCAGTTGTTCAATGTAAATAAGGCGACAGATGGTAAATTGAAAAACGATGGCACAGTTGACATTAAAAATAGCAATTATGTTACAAACAAATATGAAGATATAAGCGATTTTGTTGGTTATTATTTCGCGAGTATCGGCAATGACACTCCTTGTGCTTTCTATGACGAAGGCTACAAACTTTTACAGTATTTTGCCGATAGCAGATATTACAGGAATCAGATTGTGCCTGCAAATAGCAAATACTTTAAGGTTAGTACCGCTAAATCATCTGCTAATACTTTTTGCTTCTCAGTATCAAATAACAAATTCAATACCGTACCGACCTACAATGATTATATTGTTGAAAAAACCGAATTAAATCCAATAGTATCAGTTCCGACAAAACAGGACAAAAATGTTGGTGCTGATAATAAAGGAAAGATTTTAATGGTAGGCGATGATGGAAATATTGTCTACAAGGATTATTTAGAAAAAGAGAACAAAATTATAGAATACTGGGGAGATAGCTTGACGGAAGGGAATCAAGACAATAGTGGAGTAACTAGAGCAACAGTATTATCATCTCTTGTCGGTAGTGAATGGACTGTTATAAATAACAACGATGGTGGTGGTGAAAAATCAAACACTATATCTTGTAAGGCTTGCGGTACTGGGATTATTGCAGAACCTTTTACTATACCAAGTAGCACAGACAAAGTTGAAGTTGTATTGAAAGATGATATTGGATATGATTGCAATTTTAGAAGAAGTTCTAATATGGCAGAATCCACATTGAACCCGTGCATTATCAATGGAATCACTGGAATAATTTCCCCTGGTCCAGTATACGGACAAAATCCGTACAAATTTCAAAGAAATGAATCTGGCAACGAAGTTGTTTTGAAAAGACCAATAGGTGTTATATCTAGTAGTGCGAAAAAGCAAAAAGGTTCAGTTTTGATTATATGCATAGGTCAAAACACTGGTTGGAACAATGACGGAAGTTTACTCGTTAAACAAGTAAAGGGAATAATCGAGTATTACAAATCGACTAGGTTTCTTGTTATTGGCATTCCACATTCAAAAATGCATAATTGGCAGATTGCTGGAAATGATGCTTTGAAATTAGAATTTGGCAGACATTATATTGATGTTGAAGAATACATGAAAACGCCAATATATGACGCAGATGGAGCTACCATTATTTCGTCTTATGCTCTTGACGATTGTAATTTAACACCTACATCAGAAGATATTGTGAATATCGGTCAAAACAAATATCCTACACAGATTATGTCAGATTCTACCCATTTCAACAGGTACGGATATACTATTTGGGCTAATCTTGAATATCAAAGAGGCAAAGAACTAGGATACTGGAACTAATTAACTAAAGGAAGCTTTATCTAACCTTAAAAACAAAAAGGAGTCTCAAAATGCTGCGCACTATCATCAAATTCCTCGTTTCTCTCTTCTCCGCCTTTTCCCGGGCGGCAGATGCCTCTACCTCTGACCTGGTGCCCACAGTGGACACCAAAACCGCCGCTCCTCCCGGCTGGGAGGGAGAACCGCCCTACCGCTACCTCGACGTGAGCCGGTATCAGGGCAAAATCACCCTCGATGGCTGGCGCAAGGTCAAGGCGGCGGGCTACAAAGGTGTCATGCTCAAGACCGTGAGCACCAACCACAAGATCTCCAAGCGGGCAGACGGCCTGTATATCGACCCGACCTTTGAGACCAACTACCGCAACGCC